TCAACGGTTTTTGCCTATCATTATCTAGATAAAATCCAATAACCCAACATCCTACTGTTAGTTGTGGATGTGCTCCACCAACGTTGCCAGGCATAAAAGGTACGTTGACAGGCATCATCACGTTTGCCCATGGCAAATCAGGCGTATCTAGAAGAGACTTATCCTGAGGATGGTCTCCTACGATACGAACTTTGAAACGATATCCGCCTTTGTTATTTTTTTCATCAGCGGCAGTTCCTTCAACTTGCCCTACCCACCAATTGAATCCGTCTTGACCGATTCGATTACTGGGAACCAAACGTGATAATGCCTCATCCATACTCAATTATCGTGCAATTTACACTCTGGTGCTCCTGGTTCTTGATCACAGTAGAGTTCTAGTGCTGTCGGATCGTGATGATCCCCTGCTTCGATCTCTTCTTTATGATGCTCAACATATTCTTCTAGGTCATGCAGTTCGCCTTCAATGTGACGACGCTGCTGTGGAGAAGTCAAAGGATTCTGAAGAATCTCTTTATCCTTCTCGATATGTTGTTCGATGCTGTCCATGTGTAGTACCTCCTTGGATTATTTATTGCCACGATTAGAAGGTTTATCCTTCATACCGTATGAGTCTCTGAATAGTCTCAGAGTTGTTGTTAGACTGCCATTCGTGTTATTCAAGAAATTATATTCTTGTGTAACTTCTTTGACCAGATAAAGTCCGCTACTTTCTTCATCAAACGGTTTCTTTTTCTTTTCTGAATCAGCAAGTTTGCTTTGCAATCTAATATCAATCTTATCTCCAGCAGAAATTAGTGGATTGCCTGGGATAATAATAGTACACTCTTGATTGCTTAGTAACTCTGCTCTTGCTGTAGATTGTGCAGCATAATACTTCTGCCAATCAGCAAATTTAGTTGGTGACTTTGATCCATCCTTGGGTTCTGGTGAAGCAGGAGTAGGATCATTGAACCATGATTCATGATCTAGAACGACAGACATAATTCTAGACGGATAATCAGAAAGTTCAACCTGATTTGTTGGAATCAACGAAATTCCTTCCTGACCACCTAGGTGTGCCATGTTGTCATAACTATCCTTGATTTTGTAAACATATTCTTCATATTCACCTGTAGAATGATTGAAGAATACCATCATTGTTGAATACTTACCCTTCCTCAACGCAGACATAAGATCAACTTCCGATTCAAACATTGCGTTTGAAATAATAAATCTCTGATCAATACCATCTCTGTTTGCTACAGTTTCAACGTATGGACCCCAAGCTTTCACATCTATATCTTTACCAGCAAACTTTCCGCCAGGTTCGTCACATAATGCATCAATAGAAAAGAAATTATATCCTCTTCTCGACTCCCAGAAAAAGAATCCTGCAGTTCCTTTGATTTGCTGAGCAGAAGACCCTGTGTTTGATGAATTTGTGCTACTGTAATTCGTTTTTGGCGATACTGACTTACTTTGTAATTTAGCAATGATATCAAATGGTCGAGATCTATTAGATGTAAGTTTGACTTCAAATCTGGACTTTTCAGAATAGAATGTTTTTGGCGTTTGCACAGTAGTCAACATTTTCTGAATGATTGCCTCAGGATTACCAGTCTGTTGTTCATTCACTCTAACAGTTTCATTTACAAGTGCCTCAGCAGAAACCAAACCCAAATTATAGACTTGCATCTTGTTTTTGACAACTCTATTGCCAATCTTCCACACTCTAAAGTCATACTGTATTGGTTCATCAGACATTGATGTTGTAAATTCTAGTGATACTCCTTCTCCACCCTGAATAGGAAACTGATTGATTAGATCAGAACTATCACTTACAATAAGATTAGCAGCAAGAAATGGAGATAAAATACTTTCATAGAAAGTAAATCCCGCTATCACACTAGTGTTTAGTTGTACTGACTTTGATCCATCAGGTGTTGACAGAATACACCTCTTCAGTTCTATGTCAGATGCATTTTGATATGTCATTTCGTTGCAAGACTATAGTTCTGGTAGAATGCACTCAATCCAGTAGCATCGAATGGACTACCCACCGAGTTGGAGTCGCCAGAAGAAGTTTGTTGACCAGCACCATAATTATTAGTGATGTTATTGACAATTGGTGTCATTGTCATTGCTCCTGTAGCAAACATAGATTGTGAATTCAGTGCATTAGGACCAAGTAATGGACTTGCTTGTGGACCTAAAGAAGAAGTGTCTGAAGTTTGTTGCATCCACCATTGCAAATCTTTGGGTGTTGGGTTGAGTCCACTAACTTTTTTCTCTCCAGTGTTTCCCCTCTGAATGAATTGCTGATAGTTTGGCATTTGATAGTTTGATGGCATTACAGAATTAGGACCTGTTTGCCACGAATAATGGAAGAAGTTTCCTTTCTTATCAACCATTGGATCCTCAGCAGCAACTCTATTGCGAAGTTCTGTTTGACCCTTAAAGTCTGTTCTACCCTGTAGTCTTTCCAAAGCAGCAACTAGTCTTGCTTGTCCTTCAGCAGACTTAAGTCTAGCTTCAATTGCAGGACTCATTTTCATCATACCTTTATGATATGCCTCATATTGACCATCTGCCTTGACTACTTGCTCAACCGTTCCTCTACCTTCAGCAACTCTATTCAAGATAGATGCAGCAACAGCATACTGATCATCTCCTGGTCCCGCTTCACCACTAATAGCATATGCTAACCACTTATATTGCTCGTCAGTAAGATTCATCTTACCACCACCAGCACCAATATCTAGAGTGTCGCTTCCAGCAGTAGCGCCAGGGCGAACTCTTCCACCACCATTATTACCACCATTATTACCACCAAATGGTCTCCAATTCAAAGGATTTAGGTTTTGGATAGCTCCTGCAATAATACCTTTGAGATCTTCAAATATACCTTTGAAAGCTTCACCAAAAGATTCCCATCCACCTTGCTTTTCATAATATTCTGAAAGTCCCGCTGCTTGAAGTTTAGCGTACTGACTTTTATTTGCTTTTTGTGCATCAATAAAACCTTGACCAAATTTTAGGAATGTTTCATCATTCAGTGGAGTAACAATTTCGGGACCTGCTTCACCCATGAGTGCATTGACAGGTCTCTTACCTGTAAGCAAACCACCTTTTGCCATAGGCATCATGCCCATATCTCTTGCAAGCAAGAATCCATCAATACCAAGACTCAATCCAGATCCAACACCAGTGGCACCTAAAAGACCAGATGTAATTTCAAGACCAGCACCCAAAAAGTCTCCCTCTAATGCACGTTGAATACCAAAAGCAATGCCAGCAAGACCAGCAATCAGTGGAATTTTTTTCAGTAAAACTTTTCCTAGTCCTTTTTTAGCACCCGTAGTTGCTGCTTTTTTGACAGCAGGCGCTCTCATCATTTCATGAGCAAATGTACCCTTCAAAGCTTTGTCAAATGGCAGTTTTGCTACATCATCAAACTTCTTCTCAGCACCCATGTCTGTAAGAACATCAAATGCTTCTTCTTCATCAAAAAAGATTGGACCTGCATTTGTTTTAGCAAAAGGATTGAAATCCGCAAATCTCGGATCCGTCATTCCAGCAAACATTTTGGTGGCATCCTGTGCAGCAATAGATCCAGCTTTGGCATTTGTTAGCAATTTGATGCCATTAGCCGCATTATCTGATACAAGACGGGTTGGTCCAGTTTCTGCGGCACCAATCATTTTCAAAAGGGCATTAGTTCCCGAATCAGATTTTAGTAACTTGGCAGCTGCTTGCGTTCCTTTTGTTCCACTGAGTTTTGCAACATCATCAGCAGATTTAGCAATTGCGTTACTTGGAGTAAAACCTGCTAATTGAGCACCTTGTTTTAGAATAGCATCAGAATTTTTCGCAGATGCTTGTAAAAACTTATTAGGAGCAGCAACACCAGCTTTTGATAATGCTCTAGCAGCACCTTTTGTTCCCGAAACACCCGCTTTTAGAGCTGCAGTTCCACCCTTTGCATTTGATCCAATCTTAGCCATGGTTTGGATGGTATCTGCTGCTCGCGCTGCACCACCTGTTGGACCAGCACCACCAGCACCACCAGAACCTGGCAACAATCCTATTGGTCCACTGCTTCCACCAAGTCTTCTGCGACCAGATTCGAGAGAACGCTCTTCTGCACTTGCATTAGCACGAGATTGTTGTCTCTGCATATATGTCATAAATGCACGCATGAATGCGCCATTCATCATTGCTTGTTTTGCTAGATCTTGCTGAGCAGTAGCAAGACTATTCATACTATTACTAATCTGCACTAATGCAGAAGATACTCCCCTTACACTTGTCTCAACGCCACGCATTCCTACTGCTAATGCACCAGACATTGGTACAATTGCACTGGAGGTAAGTTCGTTAATTTGATTAGTTACC